CTAGGAACAAGAATCCTGCTAAACAAACCTGAAAAGCCTGAATCCAAGATCCAGCTCTCTGCTGAAGCAGAAGCTGAACTGGAAAGGGAGATGATGAGCAAATGGACCAGACTGGAGGTTTTTGCCACCGGTCGTGAGGTCACCGAAGTCAGTGTTGGTGACAGAGTCTTTGTACCTGCTCAGTACCTACATCATGCAGAAGTGGTCCATCTTGAAGATGGCCAGATAAAGCTCATGATTGCTGAACGCGATGTGGCCCTTGTCTGGTGATTTTCTTTCAACCTCAATTCTCTAACCCCCAAAACCAATGATCAGATTTTTTCTCAACCTATTTTCAAGAGCGCCTCTTTACAGCTTTGCAGCGCTGGAGCAAAAGCGGTACAGCATTCTGAAGACCTTCTACCAGATGTCTACAGAACTTTCCACCCTTCACGATGAACAAGTCACAGCCTCATTGGCCATGGCTGTGAAAATCCAGGAGCTGGAGAATGAAAAACGCAGCATTGACCAGGCAGCACAAGCCACTGAGCATACACTGCTGAAGATCAGCAGCATTATTGGCGAACAGTAACGCTCATAGCGGGCAGCCCTGGTGGCAGTCGTGGCTCATAACCACAGATGTGTGGCAGGTTCGACCCCTGCGCCCGCAACCAATGTCCAGTTTTTTTGCTAATAAACTGGACACTTAAACCACGTAACTAACTGTACCTGACACTGATGTAAGCGTAGAAAGAGCATCTCTCTGCAGTTGGGTGGAACTGCAGCTTCACGCTCCCGCAGGAGCCACAAAGTTGGGAGAGTGTCCAGGTGAAACTCCTGGGTGAATGGTATTAACCTTAAAAACCATGGAAGTAAACAAAGTTCAAAAAAAGATAAGGGTTACTCCCTATGAGTTGGTCAAGTACCAGGTGATCACAAGCCTTATCTTTTTCAGAAAAGAACACCTGATCCCTTCAGACATTGAGATCCTTAGCATGCTTGCCCTATGGGGGCCGGTGGAGCTCAGCAAGTTTTGCAATGCTGCTGCTAAAGTACTCTATGGTCCTATGGAGCCTGAGGAGTTCTCAGTGCGCGCCCAGAACGTGCGCAACCGCGTTTCCAAGCTGGAAAAGCGCAAGATCGTGGTCAAGAGCCGTGACAACAAAAAGCTCATCATGATCACACCCTCTATCGACATCCACCGTAAAGGAAACATTCTGTTAGACTACAACCTTCTTGCTCTTGAATCCTCTAAAGCGTAAAGAAATCTCTAAGCTGGCTGCTGAAAAGCTGGGTAGAAACGTAAGCGAGGTCGATGAGATCGTTGGCTTCTTCTACAACCAGGTGCAAAAACAACTAGGGAGCCTGCAAAACATTGCAGTGAACGTTCCCAATCTGGGAACATTTGTGCTAAAGAAAAAGAGAGTACTCAAAAAGTTGGAAAAGTACAGCAACTACCTTGCAAAGCTGGATAAAGCAGGCTCACTCAACGCTTTTGAAAAAAGAATGGTGGTTAAAAAAGACATTGAGTCTTTTGAGACAGCCCTGCAGATTATGGAGCAGGAAGAACAACGCCGTCAACAAGTCCAAATTCTTAAAGAAAAACATCATGCTGATCAAGATCTATAAAAACCGTAACCAGATCATGGAGGGCATCACCAACGCTGTGTTCAAAAAAGAGCACGTTGAGCAGGTCTTTACCCACCGCATGGCGATTTGCCAGAGCTGTCCTTTTTTCAAAGACAAAGGAGAAAAAAACTGCGTTGCTCCAGGCACACATCCATGTTGCCCGCAGTGTGGCTGCTCACTGAAGTTCAAACTCAGGTCGCTGTCATCTTCCTGCCCTGAAGGCTATTGGGAGGCACTGCTGAGTCAAAATGAAGAAGATCTTCTAAAGCAAAGCATTGAAAACCAAAACAACCTATGAGCATATTTTTTGAACCTTCCTCACACACCTATACTTCACTGGACCCGCAGGACACTACGCGGTGGATCAGCGTCACCACGCTTTTGGGCGCACTCAAGCAACCCTTTGACGGCAAGAACATCGCTCAGAAAAGCTCCACTAACAAGCGCTCCAAGTGGTTTGGTATGACACCTGAACAGATCCAGCAGGTCTGGAAGAAAGAATCAGAGCGTGCCTGCAACCTGGGTAACTGGTACCATGACCAGCGTGAACGTGATATTCTGGGCTGCCAGACTATTGTCAGGTATAACAAGGAGCTGCCTGTGATACGTCCCATGCAGGATGAGAACGGCAGAAAGGTAGCGCCTTCTCAGAAACTCATTGAAGGCATCTACCCTGAGCACATGGTGTACTTGCGTTCTTCAGGCATCTGCGGTCAGAGTGACCTGGTAGAAGCTGCCGACGGACTGGTGCACATCACAGACTACAAGACTAATAAGGAGATCAAAGCTGAAAGCTTTAAGAACTGGGAAGGCGTTTCTCAGAAAATGCTGGCACCGGTGTCTCATTTGGACGACTGCAACTTGAATCACTACACCTTGCAGCTCTCCATCTACATGTACATGATCCTAAAGCACAACCCTGCACTTAAGCCTGGAAAGATCACCATTCATCACATTCTTTTTGAAGAGGAGGAGCAAAAGGATGAATACGGCTATCCTGTGCTCAAAACAGACGCCAGCGGTGATTTCATCATCCGCGAGATCGTGCCCTATGACCTGCCCTACCTCAAAGAAGAGGTGCTTTCCATTCTCACCTGGTACAAAGACAACGCAGCTAAGTTGCAAAAACACAAGAAGTCATGATAAAACTATTTGACATAGAAAGTGGCAGAATTGTTCCTTCAGAACACTGCTTCACCCTTAACGTACTCAAAGAGATCATGAAGGAGTACCCAGAAGACTACATGGACGTGTATGCTTATCTGTTTTACATGACCTGCCCCAACCCTGATCTCAACCCTTTCTTTGATGTACCTGAACATGAGAAAGAAGAACTGATCCTCTCACAGCTGCAGTCAAGTTTTTCTACAGAAGATGAGCTGATCATAAACGCCCTGGAGTTTTGTAAAAAGCTCTACGAAACACCCACCTACAGGGCCTTTATGGGTATCAAGCACATGCTGGATCGTCTTGCGCGCTACATGGAAACTACAGCTATTGAACACGGTCGCGATGGTAACATCAACTCCCTGGTCAACGCAGCTGCCAAGTTTGACCAGATCCGCCAGTCTTTCAAGGGTGCTTACAGGGATCTGATGGAGGAGCAGAAATCACAAGTAAGAGGTGGGCAGCACATTGCATACGACCAAGGCTAAGTCAAAATCTACAGTTATGTCCAAAAATCAGAACCTTTACGATTGGGTGTTTCACTACAACCACTACACCAAGCTGTGGGCAGCATATCACAGAGATGACCACAAAGCTTATTTTAACTCAGAGAAATCTTTACACCCTATTTTTAGACATCAAAGCATCAAAATGTTAATGCAGCACATTGCAGACAGCAACGGAGATCCAAAGCTTTTGCTCAGTGTGTATCACACCAAGTAATGTACATCAAAGTTCCTACATACTACGCTGTTACAGACACCTGGTCGCACACTGAGTTTGCGACAAGAGAAGAGTTTGTTGAGTTTTTGTGGAGTATGTTTAAGGAACCAGGCCAGTACCAGTTTGACAGTACTTCTGAGAAGTTCAATGAACAGGCAAGGGTCTTTAACAAGCATCGTGTTTACACGACAGCGCCTAACCGCAGCAAAGACTTTGTCTACTACTGGGATACGCAAAAGGACCGTTGCCGCAACGGGGTGATCATGTATGGTGCTTCCAACACCTGGTACCTTACGCGTGACTACTACATGTGGCTTAACTTCCTTCCCATCTACAACAAGGAGGTCAGTAAGTTCACCTTTGCTGACGTGCGTGACGCGCAGTATCACATGGCCCTGTATGAAGACATTGCCAAGCACAGCTACAAACACTGCGCAATCTTAAAAAAACGTCAGATTGCTTCTTCTTACTATCACGCTGCCAAGATCATTAATCTGTATTGGTTTGAAGAAGGTGCCGTCAACAAGATGGCAGGCTCTCTGAAAGACTACATCAATGAAAAAGGAACCTGGCGCTTCTTGGAAGAGTACCGAAACTTCTTGAACACTCATACTGGCTGGTACCGTCCCTCCAACCCTGACAAGGTGCTCAACTGGGAACAGAAGATTGAAGTGAGCCAGGGTGGCAAGAAGCGTGACGTGGGTCTGAAGAGTGTCATCTTTGGACTGGCGTTGGAAAAAGATCCCACTAATGGCGTTGGCGGTCCTTGTACTTTCTTCTTTCACGAGGAAGCAGGTATTGCACCACGCATGAATGAAACCATAGAGTATCTACTACCTGCCATGAAATCTGGTATGATTTATACAGGAATGTTTGTAGCAGCAGGTTCTGTGGGTGATCTGGAACAGTGTGAACCGCTCAAAGAGCTGGTGTTAAACCCTGACTCCAAGGACGTACTGGCTGTAGAGACCAACCTAGTCAATGAAGCAGGTGAGATCGCCCAGTGCGGACTGTTCATCCCTGAGCAGTGGAGCATGCAACCTTGCATTGATCAGTATGGAAACTCTCAGGTAGAAAAAGCCCTGGAGATGATCCTTGCAGAACGCGTAGAGTGGAAAAAGAAACTCAAGCCTGAGGACTACCAGCTGCGTATCTCTCAGAAACCTATCAACATTGAAGAGGCCTTTGCCTACAGAAAAGTCTCCAAGTTTCCACTGGCGCTTGTCAGCCGGCAGATACGCAGGATTGAAGATGGAGAATACTACCGCGAGTTTGTGGAGCTGTACAGGGATGATAACAACAAGGTTAGCACGCGTGATTCGCGCAAGCTGCCCATCTCAGAGTTTCCTATCTCTCCCAAAACCCAGGACAAGGAAGGTGTGGTTGTTCTCTATGAGCGCCCCGTTAAAGATCCTGAGTTTGGTACATACTATGCTTCTATTGACCCTGTTTCAGAAGGCAAGACTACGACCTCTGAGTCTCTTTGTTCTATCTACGTCTACAAGACTGCGCAGGAGATCACCAAGCACAAAATGGATGGTAGCATTGAACAGCACATTGAACGCGACAAGATCGTAGCATCTTGGTGTGGACGTTTTGATGATTTGAACAAGACGCACGAGCGGCTAGAAATGCTCATTGAGTACTACAACGCCTGGACCATTGTGGAGAACAATGTCAGCTTGTTCATCCAGTACATGATCTCCAGGCGCAAGCAACGCTATTTGGTGCCCAAAAACCAGATACTCTTTCTTAAAGAACTGCAAAGCAACACCAACGTCTACCAGGAGTATGGGTGGCGTAACGTAGGAACCATCTTTAAAACCAACCTGATCTCCTATGCCACCCAGTTCCTGGAAGAACAACTGGATGTAGAAACAAAACCTGATGGGGAGATCGTCAAGACCACTTATGGTGTTGAGCGCATCCCTGACATTATGCTGTTAAAGGAAATGGCTGCCTACCGCGATGGACTGAACGTGGACCGGCTGGTAGCTTTTTGTGCCCTGGCTGCTTTTGCCAAGGTACAAGAGTCCAATAGGGGTTATTCCAGACGTGTAGAGCGTGAAGACTCTAATTTGGAGAACTCTAAAAAAGTGAGTAAATTAAGAGTGAGCCCTTTTCGTCACATGGGTAATGCCCAAAGTGCCTCTAGCATAGTCAAAGCTCCCAGAAACCCTTTTAAAAATCTAGGATAAAACCCATGACAAACTCTAAACTTTACAGCGAAAAGCTGGTCATTCTCAATCGTCTGATCAAAGAAAGCACACTTACACTGGAAGAAGCATTGCTTTTGCTCAAAGAAGATTTGCCTTACATTACCACTACGCCCTTTAAGCCCTTTAATACCCCTAGTACAACTGTGGTTACTACTAATCCTTATCAGGGCGGTCATTCTTACCAAACAAGCTTATCAGTAGCTCTTCACGGTTCTGCTGAATCCGCATCAGTATCCAGCACAGAAGCGGTGCTGAGCGGTGGTGCTGACACAGCAAGCATTACCACAAAAGAACCAGAGCTGTTTACCCTGACCTAAAACAAGCATCAGACCATGAAAGTATACAACGCCCTTCAGCTGAAAAACGGGGCCAAGGCGGACCATAACAAAATGGGCACGCTGACACAGCCTGTTCAGTTTTTGCGCAGAAAAGACAAGGATGAGGCCTGGGGCGCCTGGAATCTGGACTGGTTGGAGATGCAGGGTCTTAAGCAAATCCGCAGGAATGCGCGCAAGCTGTTGAAAAACTACAAGCTGGCAAACGGAATCATTGACAAAACAGACTACATCGTTGAAGAAGACAATGAAGTAGCAGAACTCATCGACGTGCTGACCAAAACAGATGAGTCTGCATTTGAGCTGAAGTTTTTCCCTATCATACCCAACGTCATCAATGTGATGGCAGGGGAGTTTGCCAAGCGCAACGACAAGATTACATACAGGGCTGTGGATGACATGTCCTATAACGAGATGATGGAGGCCAAGCGCGTGATGGTGGAAGAGGTGCTTGTGAGTGCTGCAGAAGAAAAGATGCGCTTGACCATTGAGTCCATGGGTTTAAACATGGAGGATGAAGAGCAGGCCGCACAGGCACAGCAGATGATGTCACCAGAAAACCTGCGCACACTGCCAGAAATAGAGGGGTTCTTCAAAAAAGACTACCGCTCCCTGGTAGAGGAATGGGCTACACACCAGCATGAAGTGGACGAGGAGCGTTTCACCATGAAAGAAATGGAGACCATGGCGTTTCGTGATATGCTCATCAGTGACCGCGAGTTCTGGCACTTTAAGATGAACGAGGACGACTACGAAGTAGAGCTGTGGAACCCTGTACTGACCTTTTACCATAAGTCACCTGAAGCCAGGTACATATCTCAGTCCAACTGGGTAGGACGCGTGGATTTAATGACCATTGCAGACGTCATTGACAAGTATGGCTACATGATGGACGCAGAGGAGCTTGCCTCCCTGGAAGCGATCTACCCTGTGCATTCTGCAGGCTATTTGATCCCAGGGGTGCAAAACGATGGGTCTTTCTATGACGCTACCCGCTCGCATGACTGGAACACTGAAGGCCCTTCTTTGGGCATGCGCCAATTTTTAAGTGCCCGCGATACGTTTGTCAACACAGGTGATGATATCATCATGAAGATTGTCAATGAGTCTGAAAGCGTGCAGGACTTTCAGGATATTAGCCTTCTGAGAGTTACTACCTGCTACTGGAAAAGCCAGCGCATGGTAGGACATCTCTCTAAAATAGACCAGAATGGTCAGCTCATTGACATGATCGTTGATGAGAACTACAAGGTTACTGACAAGCCTATTTATGACATGAGAGTTTTAAAGTACAAAAGTCGCGAAACGCTTGTCTTTGGCGAACACATTGACTGGATCTGGATTAATGAAGTGTGGGGCGGTGTCAAGATTGGTCCCAACAGACCTGCTTTCTTTGGTAACAACGACACTTTTGGGTTTCAGCCGCTGTACCTTAATGTAAAACCACTGCGCTTTCAGTTCAAAGGTGACTTTACCTTGTATGGTTGCAAGCTGCCGGTAGAGGGTGCAGTGTTCACAGAACGCAACACAAAGTCTATGTCGCTGGTAGACAAGATGAAGCCTTACCAGATAGGCTACAACCTGGTCAATAACCAGATTGCTGACATTCTGATCGATGAGCTGGGCACTGTGATCATGCTGGATCATAACGCACTGCCGCGTCACTCTATGGGAGAAGACTGGGGCAAAAACAACTACGGCAAGGCTTATGTGGCCATGAAGAACTTCCAGATGCTGCCACTGGACACTTCCATTACCAATACAGAGAATGCACTGAACTTTCAGCACTACCAGGTCTTGAACCTGGAGCAGACCAAGCGACTGATGTCACGCATCCAGCTGGCTACTTACTTTAAGAACCAGTGTTTTGAGTCTATTGGTATTTCTCCACAAAGACTGGGAGCTGTGAACGCTCAGGAAACTGCCCAGGGTATTGAGCAGGCCATCAACATGAGTTACTCTCAGACAGAGGTTTACTTTACCCAGCACAGTGAGTATCTGATGCCACGCGTGCACCAGATGCGTACTGACCTTTCGCAATACTATCACTCCAACAGGCCTTCGCTCAGACTGCAGTACGTCACCACCATGGACGAGAAGGTGAACTTTGAGATCAACGGCACAGAACTGCTGGCCCGCGACTTAAATGTTTTCATCTCCACCAAGGTCAACCAGCGTCAGGTCATTGAACAGATCCGCTCACTGGCCCTGAACAACAACACCTCCGGTGCCTCTATATATGACTTAGGCAACATTGTCAAGGCAGACTCCATGGCTGAGATCACACATGTGATGAAAGGCATTGAAGAGAAAACTTCCAGGGCCAAGATGCAGGAGACAGAAGCGTTGCAGGAAACAGAACGTATGCGTCAACAAGCTGAAACAGAACGACTTGAGGCCAAGTTACGTTTTGACGCTGAGCAAAAGGCACTTGACAGAGATACACAGGAGCGTGTGGCTGAGATCCGCGCTGCAGGTTACACAGCAATGAACGACCGTGACATGAATCAGCAGAACGACTACATTGACACGCTGGAGTACCTGGACAAGAAAAACGCCAAAGAAGCTGACCAGGCTATTGCCAGAGAGCGCGAAGTAAACCGCAGTGTATCAGAGC